CATGGAAATGCTCGACTTCGACAATGAGACCTGGGGTATCGCTTATCCGACTGATATCGAACCCACAACGCTCATGTGGTTTGTCGCAGCTGACTATGCTTTCACTGGACTATCTGTGGAACAGCAGACTAAGTTGTATGATGATTGGAATTTCAACCAGCGAATCGTTTGCACTCTCCGGAGGCAATGGGATAGAGCCCACGAAAATGCGGAAACCCTGTATCAGCGATGTTACAGGAGGATTCTGTATGGCTTGTCCGTTGTTTCTGGAGTTGGGCGTGCGTTCTCGTCAGCTCTTCTCCCCCTTGTAATTTCTGCTTATTGTATGATCATCCTTTATTACACTGGTAAAGCCTTCTGTTGGAACCCTAAAGGAACTTCCGGCCCTTATGGCGAAACTGGTGTGGCTCGGTCTCGAAACGCAGCTACTGCTGTTGGAAAGGTCGGTCCACACACCCCTATCACAACTAGTGATCCCAATTCCTTCCTTTCTATCAATATGGTATCTAAATCCCTGTTTCAAGCCGTTATAGGTGGCGACACTTTCCAGATACTCCGAGTCAAAGGCTTCTATTATCTGGCTCCTTGGCACGCTTTCGCTATTCCCATGTCCCGTGACAAAGAGATCAAAATTACCATCTATGTTGTAACTACTTACCGCAAAGAACCTGACGGAACCTTGACCCAAATTAAAGCCACAGATAAAGTTGATCCTGACATCGAAATTGTCCAAGTTGTCAAGCCCTACCACCACGTCTTGGCTTCTACCGCTGTTTACTACATCCCCGGGACTGACTCGTGCCTATTCTATTGCTCCAGCAATCAGCCAGGTCGAGATATCACTGGTCACTTCGTCAGATCTTCTCATGTCCATCTAGCTGCTGGCTATTCAGCCACCAGTTTGCGCCGCCTAAATTCAGAAATGGTAAATCGACCTTTAGTCCTTGATGAGCACATGACTTCACCCCGCTACTTTACAGTTGAGAGGACGGGATTCAAGACGCAGAACGGATTCCTATGTCAAGGAACTACCGAAGCGGGAACTTCCGGATCTCCAGTTGTTGTTTTCAATCCCCACATTCCTAATAAACTCATGGGTTTTATTTCTAATGCGACTAGCGCTAGCTTCTATGTAGACGTTGTTACTCACGAGGATCTCATTTCCGCTTTAACACAGTATGAAACGCTTCCCCTTCCATCACCCGGTCATAATATTATAATGAACGTTGATTTGGACCACAACATAGAATGTTCAGCCTTCAGCTCCACCCATCCTGTTGGTTTGGTCGGCCCTGAGGAGATAATCCCTTTGTCCTCAGGTCTCGGCTATGCCAAAACTCCGTTTTACCACGATTTTCCATGTTCCCTTGAACCTGCCATAACCCACAATCATGACCGTCGTAAAAATACCGACAAGCATTTTTTGGCTCATTCAATAGAAAAATTCACTCGTGATGAAACCTTCCCCCTACCACCAGAGCACTTGGCTATTTCCATCATAGCTCATTCCTTCGAACTTGCTTCACATCCTACCACTGAACATTGTAAAGTGGTCACGTTTGAAGAAGCTATCCAAGGCTCTGGAGATCCAGGATCTTCAAAACTAGATCTCCTGAAATCTCCTGGTTTCCCGTATTGCCTCAAACGTCGCACAAGAGGCAAGACTACGTGGATCAGGCGGGGGGAAGACGGCGAAATATGCTATATCGATGATGTGCTGCGAGAACACCACGCAGATAGACTTGAGCAATACAAACTCGGTCAAGTCCCTGATTCGATAATGTATGATTTCGCCAAATGCGAGTTGCGTCCTAACTACAAAATTAACAAGACTCGCTCGATCCAGGTCATGAATATGTTGGATACTATTATTTTCCGTCAATATTTCCTTTCACTTGAAGCTGCAATTCATCGCCTGGGGACATCAACCTATCCCTCAAAGATTGGCGTCGATCCCGGATCATTCACTTGGACATTGATGTATCGGGCTCTTACTTCAAAGGGCCCTTACATCATTGACCTGGATGTCTCGGGGTGGGACGCCAACTTCCCATCCACACTCATGTACGGAGTCGTCGAAATGTTTGATTCCGTGTACGAGGACACTTCCTATGTGGATTCTAAAGTACGAGTTGCTCTGGCCACAAACGCCTTATATGGAGTTTGCCAATATGACAACTATCGTTACCGAAAGAACAGAGGGATGCCATCCGGCTTTGCAGGCACAGCTATTTTCAACACTCTTGGCCATATGCTTTTGTTTTATGTCTTCTACAGAGAACTGTGTATCATTTCCGGAAACAAAGATCAGATCCATTTTGACAACTATCGCAACAACGTTTGCACTTTCTTCTATGGAGATGATCTCATTGCCTCAATCCATGAAAGTATTATCTCTTGGTTTAATGGTGTTACCATTGCCGAGAGGTACAACAATTATGGATGGAGAGTCACTATGGCTGCCAAGGATGGGGAGGACATTGTTATGTACAAGTCCATTACCCAGGCTACGTTTCTCAAGAGAGGATGGATCAAAGATCCAATGCTCGAGTTGTACTATGCACCCATAGCTCTCGAGACACTCTATTCTCTTCTTGTTTGGCGTTCCACTCGCCAGCCAGAATTCGTGCAGATCGATGAGAATATCTGCAACGCCCTGGATTTTGCTGCCCACTGGGGACAGTCCTTCTTTAACGAACTTAAAGCCCGCCTGAACCTATTGATTCGTAAGCATCACCTCCAGAACCATATTCGGCCTATCACCATTGATTTCACTGATGTTCGAGACCAAATATTATGTAAGCACTTCCCTACACATAGCTTTCAGTACTAGATATGTTAGCGTAGAGTTGTTCGTGTTTTTCTTTAGTTATATATTGATGTCTATAATATTCCCCCATATAGCTAATTACATTGCCCTGCTTGCTCTTCTTTTCACTGGGATCTCTTCTTCCCCGTCCAAGCTGTACCTTCCCAGAGGTTGAATGCTGGACTGCTGTATCTTCTGCCACATGTTTATCTAAATGTCTATTTAACCAAACTTGCCTGACTTAAGACGACTGCTGCCCCGGACCCGGAACCTAGTTTAGAAGAAAATACAAAAAAAAATATAAAATTTGATTTGTTCTA